GCGGCACGTGCAAAGTTGACTTGCTCACAAGGCAGTTCGTATTTCAAGATGTTAAACTCGTAGTCCGAAAATGCTGCGTCCATGTTGAGCTTGTCTATCTTGAGCCGCTTATTGCTTTCACGTATGCGACGCACGGTTTCCTCATGGTCAATGTTGTTGATCTTCCAGCATTCCAAGATCTGGTTGCCACGGCGCTTGACAAATGCAGTAGCATCGCGTTCCACGCCTTCGGCACAGTCCAACCCGGCTATGACACGGTTGTCCGTGGTAAGCGCTGGCTGGGCAGGGAATTCGCTGAGGTGGATAATGGCAGCACCGCCGAGATCTGTGTTGATCTGTCCGAGGATTTCTTGCTTGTACTGCTCATCGGAAGTGATACCGTCAAGGATAAGCTGGTATTCTTCATCCTTGATATGCGTGTTGTCCGTAGTAACAGCCTTGATGATTTCCCACTTGCAATTTGGATCGCCAAACATGACGTTCCACAATGAGCCAGCCCTTGGCGTGGTAGCACCTACCCAGCGTGTATTGCCGTCTTCGGTAGCACGCATGCAAGGCCCCCAAACTGCCGTAATATTGACTGGAGCTAGGAACATTTCGTCTAGGACAATAAGGCTCACCCTTGAGTAACCACGGACTGCATCGATACTTTCGTAGGATCCAAACCACACATGCGCATTGCCTAGAACCATCATCATAGGTGACATGCGCCAAGTGATGAGGTCGTATATCTCCCATTTCTGTGCCAAGTCCTTGATGTCGCTGTACAAGGTTGTCTGCAAGGTTTCCATGCGCTGGCCACCGACCAAGACATTCTTACCCTTTAGCAATGTCAACAAAATAAGTGCAGCACAAGCGTAGCTCTTTCCAGCGCCGCGCCCACAAATCAATGCCGTCTTGTTGCTCTTACTGTTAATCAGCGCTCTCTGGTGTGGCAATAGTTTGTCACCAGAAAGGTCTATGTTGATCTTTCTAGCCATTCAATCCAGTGACGGATATTTCAACCTTGCCGTCAACCTTGTTATCGCTCTTTAGGTCTATCTTCTGTGCAGCCGCGTCTTCGGACTGGTCGTGTGTCAAGCCCACAAGCTTCATGCCAGTCTCAACCAGCTTCATCAATTCCATGTCCCGTGTCTTGAACGCCTTGACAAACAGCTCACCGACCTTGGCATCGTTAATGGCTGCGTCGAGTAATTGTGCTCTCATAGCCTTGCGTAAATTACGAGCACGGACAGACGCTTCTTGCGCCTGTTTCGCATTCATGGCGGTAAAAGGAGTCAGACCCTTCGGAACTGGGTTCTTTTTAGGCTTTTGAACGCCATCAGAAACGCTACCTTCGTCCTTACACATGTCCGCCTCCCATCCTAATCCTTACCAATTCCTTCAGAATTGCTTTCAAAGTTGCGTCAACATCGCCTTTATGGATCCAGCCGTACAAGCGCTCGTATTCAGTCTCGGCTGGGATTATCGGTTCCAGTCCTTGAATGGCTTCAGTCGGTGGTTCATATCCTTTGATGGCTTCAGCAATGGTTTCAGCCGTTACCTTGTACATCGGCTTCGCCGTCGATGTATCGACTTCCTTTGTCTGTTCCTTACTTGCATTCTTCTGCTTTGCCATCTTCGAACTCCCGATGTTCCAAGGTGATTTCCGGTTCTACACGTATCTTCATTACAAGCGAGTTGATGTTCTTGTCTTGCAAATCCACGTCGCGAAGAACCTCACGAACCTTGTTTCTCACGTATTCCTTGACATTGTTGCCAAGGACTCTGGAAAGCTTGATAGACGCCGGAACGGCGAACTCATTGTTCACGTTCAGCAACGTACCGTCGATTTCTGGCAGTTCCCAGCTTACGTAAGCCTCAAATTCTTTCATAAATTTCTCCGGTTATCATTCTTGATAGTAGGGTTTTGCACCTACTTTTCACCACAATGCTGTTCCCACAAGATGTCTATCTCATCGCGTGGTATACCCTTGACTTGCAAGTCCCAGTAGAACAAGAACTTCCATAGAGCAGCATCGAACTCATTGTTACGGTCAAACTTACGGCTTGCCATTACAGTGCCATCTCCAATGCCAGAATCGGACAACGTAATTGGGTTTACAACTATCATGACAGACCTACCTTGATGTCGTTTCATCAGATTCTTCCGTGCTTGCTTGCCAGTTGATGACAACGTGTCTTAGCTGAGCCACGGCACCGATGATTGCGCAGATGGCCATGATTAAGTCGCAGATGTAGCCGCTTACGGACAGTCTTGTCTGGTTCATTTTCATTCTCCTTATAGCCTTGCAAAGTCTTCCAAGTCCAGGCTTGGCTTGTTCCTTTGTCTGGACTCTTCCTTGAGTTGTTTCAAAAGCCGAATACGGTCTTCGATCCAGTGCCTTGCACAGAGTGCGGTCATATCCTGGATACGGCACACGCACGGCTTATTGCCATCGTCTGGGTCGCAGTATGTGCAGTGCGTGTAGGGAAGATGCATGTCCGGATTGCCCCAGATATGCTTGGCCGACTCGATGGCTTCGGCCTCGATTATTTCTTCTTCTGTCTTGGGTGTTCCGTATGGATGATGTTCCGGCATCACTTACCCACGTTACGGATGGTTCCGTATTCGACCCACTTGCCTTCATCCTTAACCCAGCAACCTTCCCAGAAACCGTACTGGTATTCGGTCTGCATGATCTCTGCACGCTTTGCACAAGCATGGTCTGCGGCAAGGTGGGTAGGTACAGCAACCACGCCGACGGCGACAACCGTGACGATAGCGATGATGATTATCAGCGATGTAATTGGATGTTCGTTCAAAAAGTATTCTAGCATATGCTAGAAATTACTTCAAATTGTCACGCAGTTGTCACACACAGCCAAGATAGACTAGAAACTAGCTAGTTTGTCAACTAACAATAGTTATATTTACTATATTTAACATGGCGAAATTAGGCGAATTTCGGCAACATACGTGCAAACTATGCCATAGGAGCGTCACACAATGCGTAACACACTCAAGATCAGCTACACGTGCTACCTCAAGAATCCCAAGCGGCCTTCGGCACATTACTATGGCCGTGTCCGTGAGGCTGGACAGCCAGTGCTGGACATAGACCTACAGACCAAGGTCAAGGCCGTTGCAGAATCATGGGTAGCCCTTAGGCGTGACGAGGTGAAACGCTACAACCAGTACGTGATATGCGGAGAACGAGTACCTACCGACCTTGAACGAGCCATAGTCCGTAGGAACAGTCCATCGTTAATAGCACAGAAAGCCACCTCTGCGGTCGTAAAGCTGCAGACCACTGCCTTGGACGAGTGGGAACGAGAACTTCGCCGTGTGGGGCGTAGGGAGCGCACGATAGCGGCTTACAGCCGTGCTGTGCGCAACGTCGTGCCCAAGGACTCCGTAATGACCGACATCAACCAGGACAACATAAGGATCTGGCTGGCAAGGCACGACCACCTAAAGTCGGCCACACGCAAGCATTACTCCGTAGCCACACGTGAGTTCGTGAGGTTCTGCATCAAGAGGTACGGCATCGACCGTGACCTATTGGACTGCTTCGACTACGTCAAGGTCGAGTCTGAAGAGCGTCCTTACTGGACAATGACCCAGATGTACCACATAATCGAGGCCGTGGAGACACGTGACAAGGTAGCTGAGAAGATCTACAAGGCATACTTCTGGGTCATGGCCACGGTGGGCTCCAGGCAGGGCGAGACGGCCTCCTTGCGCTGGGATGACTTCAGGGACGGCTGTCTCACTTTTAGGGCTGAAACGACAAAGTCTGGAGAAACCAGAAGGGTTCCCCTTGACTGGCGTATCGTGGACATGCTTAACAAGCTGCCACGTGAGGGACAGCTCATATTCTCGTGCGTAGGAAAGGCGTCACAAGCCACACGCTACCATGTACTGCAGAGAGCCATAGACAAGTCCGGCATGCCCAAGGGCAATCTGCACACATTCCGGCACAGCGTATCCATGCTGATGTACAAGGCAACGAACGACATCAAGGCTACGGCACAGCTGCTAGGCCATGCCGAAATGACTGCACTGAAGTATTACCAAGCCAGTAGGCAAGCTGACGAGCTCCGAGCCATGGTGGACAAGGTCTACGAAGCCGAGAACATGATACCGAATGCGATGGATGAGCTGATCAAGGCTGGATTGGTTTAATTCCTTATATGCATTTTCATGCATAGACCAAGCATGTTTTAAACACGAATTGGCGTTTTTAAGCAAATTTCGCCATCCTTATTCAAGTGAAAACGCATAATTCAAGCGAAATCCAAAAAAAGTTGGTGTGTACACACACACCAAATATAGAAAAGATATATAGGTAAGGTATTTCTTTCTTTGGTACTTTCTTTCTTAATTTGTTGTACCATACCAGATATTGCCGAAATCGGCTGAAAATGGCCTATCAAGGCCAGTTTGCAATTCAAATTGTTTATTTCTACCTTCACCGTCAGCTTAACGATGGAGTATACACTTAGTTCCGTTTTAGAATAGTTTGACCTAATTTACCAAGTAGAGAGATGGTGCGATCTGGCACATGCTTCGGAAAAGTTTTGTGACCACCATCTAAACTTACAGAATATCGCAAGAACCAGTTGTGATCATCACCGGAACAAGTGTAGGAAAGATTTTCCGAAGAGTGCGGTGTCGGGTTGGAGCTGGTTCCTCCAAGAAGCCCGACACCGCTTTTAATTGTAGGTAAGATATGACCGATCAATTCACGAACTTTTTCACAAAGAACTACCGATTCAACCTCAACAAGTCCACTCACCAGTTCGGTGTGCTGGACGTAAGGACAAACCGTTACACGGACGGTGTTTCCGTATTCACAAAGTATTCGCAGACGATGAGCGACCTCGGAATGACCATCGGTGTAACAATCGACGAGGTCAACGCATACATCACTGCGAACATGCCAAAGGAAGATAAGGAGGAACGCATGCCTCCTACCCAGTTCATCGAGAACTGGATCAAGGCTAACGGAGCCGACTGGGACATATCCCCGGCCTTCAAGGAAATCAACTACGTCAAGGGAGGCGCAAGCGCACCCAAGGACATCGAGGAGCTGCGTCAGGCCATCATGTGCTCGGTCTATGACGAAGGTCTTGGATACAAGGCCGAGGAAATCAAGGCGTGCCTAGGCAAGCTGGCTATGGACAAGATGCAGAACGCAATTGTTGGAATCATGCGCAACATCGCCTATGACGAAAAAATGGTTGATGCTGGCGAGCGATTCTTGCACGCAGTGTACGATTATTTCGACATAGAGGAGTCCTACGAGATCTTCGCCACGCTGATGAAGCACTGGGCGTGGCAAGTCAAGCGCAAGCTCAAGAACTTGCCTACCAAGGATCAAATCTGGCCTAATTTCTACGGAGCTGGCGGACTTGGAAAAACAACTGCCTTGAAGAAACTCTGCAAGCCCTTTGATGATTTCTGCTCGGTTACGAACATTGCAAAGCTGTTTGACGATACCAAGGAAATCAAGCGCCTTACGGAAAACTACGTCATCATCTTCGACGAGCTTGCCATTGACGGCGACGATGTTGATTCCAAGCTGTCCAAAGACCAGCTGGCCATCATGAAGTCGATTACCACTGGAGAGAAGCTTGATGCACGTATCTATCAATCACAGAACCAGGCAAAGCGCCGCATTACTTTCTCGTCAATTTCTTCCGCAAACTATCACCTTGCCGACATCATCTATGACGAGATGACGATGAGAAGATGGTTCGAGTTCCACTGCAAAGGAAAGCGTCCGGAAAGCTTTGACCATATCAATAAGTTCCTTGACAATTCCTATATCTTCTGGAGATCTATAGATGACAGCAAGGATGAAGGATACTGGGATCCTACGGACGGTGCAGTCGGCACGGAAATTACAAAGATTCAGGAGACTTACTATCCTACACAGTCTACCACGTTCATGTGGATCGAGGCCAAGCACGTCCGCCCAGGCAAGGAATCGCTCAACGATGCCTACGATGTGTACAAGCAGTGGTGTAACGAGTCCGGAAACGGTCGTGGCAAGGCTCGCCAGAACTTTGCCAAGGATATCAGACACATGCTCCCAGAGGCTGTCAACGAGCAGGGCGTAATTCACCTTGCGTGGACTGATGACCTCACGGAGGACACCGTCTACCCAACGCCAAAGATGAAGCCCACGTCAGATCTTAGCTGGCTGGAGGATGCCGATGAAGATGCTGCGTAAGGCGAAGAAGGAGACAAGGTACATGTCGTACTTCCACATGGACGCTCCCATGTGGAACAACCTCATAGCGAATCCGCTTGTCAAGAAGGATAAGGACATGGCTCCGCTGTTCATTTTCGGACACATGAAGGATGTCGTACAGCGTGATCCGAATAACGGTCTCATCTACAACTGCGGAGAGAATATCGGGTGGCTCTACGCATTGCAAGTGGACGTGGACAACGGTTGCACCATAGAGGAGTTCGAGCGAGACTTCGGCAAGTACGCTCACCAGCTGTACACGACCACTGGATTCGGCATTAAGGACGGAGACCGATTCAGGTCAGTGTTCCCGTTGAAGGAACCCATACATACCGATTGGCTCGTTCCTCCGGTCAAGCAGTACCTATGCAATTTGTTCGACATGTGCGACAAGACTTGCTTTGACAGGGGTCACTGGCAGATTGTGCCATGCATTCTCAAGGAAGGAAATCCGTATCGTTACATACAACGTGACGGAATGCGTCTGTCGTTTTCACACATGAACTTTGAAAAGATGTCCAAGGAATACGCAGACGATTTCCACTGGAAGCGAGCCATCGCCGAAGCCGACAGAGACCCTTCCGAGAACCACACTGGAGCGCTTAAACATGTCCAGCAAATATTCGATAGTACCACCGAAGGATCTCGTGACACTACTGTTTACAAGGAAATAATGTGGTTGAAAGATACTGTCCAATGCGACTACAATGAAGTAATTTCGTTAAGGCCGCCGTTTGGCTTTGATGAAGAATTTAGACGTAAGGTTGACCGTATATACCACATGAGGTGACATGGCAAAGCTCATAGATCACATAATACTCGCCGTCGCAGGATATGCCTTTATCCGTTTCGTATACTGGTGCTACAAAGATGTTAAGATGGAGAAAAGGCCGAAAGTTACTGAGGAGATGGTTGACGAAGCCTTTACTCGTATGTTGGAAGAGCATGACTATATCCTAGATGATGACTAATCTTCTTACTTGTCGGAAGCCTGAGCCAGGAGATAGTCCGGCCCTTTTAGCGAAATGCATCTTCCGCATTCACGCTTGAAGCGTGCTTAACAAGAACCGGACTCGATTGACTTGCCGTATAGCCGTCGCCTATCGAATTGCCGTACCGCCTATTGGCAGTCACTCGTCTGGAACCTACAAAAGTTAGGCCGGATGGATGATGAAAACTCAGTCCCAGATTGCGTCCTTCCGCAAAGAGTGTTGTCATTTTTCAGACGTCAAACACGAGTGCCCTTCGGTGTACAAATGTAGCAGGGATTTGTTACAGACAAACTAATAAATCAAGCGGGAAGCCACGCCGTTGCAGGGACTGGCACCGCTGGTTCGGGACAAAGTAACTTTTTCTGATAGAAAAATATTTACAACTTTCCGATTAAGAATTATATGTTGAAAATGTTACAAACTATGAGTGTATGTGATAATGGACAAAGCCAAAACATTAATGTAATTTACACATCGTTGAAACGCCAATCACAAAACCAAAGAGGTTATTTATGGCAACAGAACAGAACAATGATTTCCTTACCGCTGCTCCGTCCGTAGGCGGAGATTTCCAGATCCTCGAAGCTGGCGCATATGACGCCGTCTGCGTGGGTTTACTAAAGAAAGAATTTCGCAAATACAACCAGCCGGACGAAACAGAACCGAAATTCATGATGGTGTTCCAGATCGTCGAAGACGGTGTCTGCCACTACGTCCGCACGGTTCCGTACCGTAACGTAATAGCAGAAGCCAGCAAGCTTTTCCAGTTCCTCAACGGATGGCTTGGCGTTACGCTCGACAAGGCCGCTGGTGGCATTGACTTGGGCAAGATCGTGGGCTTGAAGGCTCAGGTGGTCGTAGGCGAAGCCGAGAAGGATGGCAAGCACTTTAACACCATCGAGAACGTGCTCAAGGCTAAGAAGTCCTCGACGGTCGAATTCCAGCCTGATGACAAGGCTCCGGCTTGGCTGAACAAGGGCCCGTTCATTTGTTCGCGTTGGATGGAAGGCTTGAGCTTTGCAGAACCTAAGGAAGACAAGGTCGAATTCACTGACGATGACCTTGTCAAGGAAGCCGAAGCCAAGAAGGCTCCAGCTCCGAAGAAGGTTGCTGCAAAGGAATTTCTGAACCAGCAGCCCGAAGGCACTGACGAAGACGAATCCTTGCCGTTCTAAAGTATAATGTCGACAGCCGTGACCGACAATAAGTAGACACGGCCTCCTTGTGATATGCTAGATTGGTTTACTCTGGGGTTCCACAGCAATGTGGGATCCTGGTAGAAGCCTCGGTGACAGTGTAAAGTTACTTCGACCTGCTAAGTCCGTCGTTCTGGGTTCGAATCCCAGTGATGGTCGAGAGACCGTTATAGCACAATCGGTAGTGCGCGTAAATGCTTTATACGACGAATTCCAGACTTCTTCCAGGGTCACACTACGCCATAGGGTGATTCTATACATAATGAGTGGCCTCACCGAGAACGGATTAACCTCGGTGAGGCTTTTTCTTTGTAAACTTCTTTTTACCAAAATTATTCAAAATTGTGTTGACAATGTGATCACAATTATCTATCTTATACACATCAACAAAACACAACCGCCCGTGAGGGCAAAGGAAACTGACCATGATTACAGTAAAAGACATCCGCACCATGAACGCCGAACAGCTCAAGGCTCTAAACGAAATCGCTGACGCAGTCGTAGACGCTGCCAACAAGCTTGCAGAGAACGACATCTTCTCTGACAAGGGCGAGATCGAAACTCGTCTCTACTCTGCTCTGTATGGCACCGAAGACGTCAATGAAATCAACAACATCAACCTTGAACTCAGCATGAGGCGCTAATGCTTACACGTAATAAAATACGTGAAATACTGCAAGAGTACGGATTGACCGTGAGCCAGCTGAGCGATGTCGCAGCCTACTTCGACACCGTCCAGACTGAGCTGACCGAGCAAGACGTGCGTGACTTCGCAGAACTACTTAAACACAACAAAACTAAGAGGTAATACCAACATGCTTATTAAAAATTTCTCTGATTACAAGAAAGCAGCCAAGGCTATGAGGGATGACGTTCTCTTTATGGCAAAGAATCCGTCTTCCAGAACCAAGTGCCTTATCATTTCCGGTGAACCTGGGATAGGCAAGTCTTACAATGCCAAGGCTGTACTTAGGGACAGCGGTAGGTCTTGGACTACAGCCACTTCTATTACCCCAGTAAAACTGTATCAAAAAATGTGGGACTGTCCGGACGGCATTATCTTGTTTGAAGACAGCGATGCACTTCTTGTCAGCAAGGGTGACGCAACGACCGTCTTGAAGTCGTCTGCCGACATGTATCAGGAACGTGAACTGGAATGGTTTAAGAGCAATTTCAAGAGCGTAAAAATCCCCAACGATATTCGCGGCAACGACAACATCGCTAAATACATCGCGAGAATCGCCAAGACAGATAAAAAGCTCGCCGCTCTCTACGAACGTGGTGAACTGTTTCCCAACCGTTTTACGTTCACTGGACAGCTAATCATCTTGACCAACTTGACCTTGAAGGAAATTTCCGACAGGACTGACTCCGCTCTAGCTAACCGAGCAACACACCTTGAACTGATTATGAACCTTGACGGTGCATTGGATGTGATCAAGCATGCGGCAGAAATCATCGGCCAAGATAGCGATCCTAAGAATCTTAAAACCGCAATCGATTTTCTGACGGACGCACGCACCGTCGACTATTGCCGAGTGTACCGTAAGCAGCCATCGCTACGCTCCATTAACAAGATCTTGGACGAGATCGCCAAGGGCGAATCTCTTAACGAATTTATTCTTGACAAATGCCTTGAAACCCCGACATTTGATGAGGCATAGCCAATGAAACGCCCTTTCAAAATCCATCCGTATAATGCCTTGGTCAAGAAAGGCTGTCCATGGGTAGACGACGTTAAGACCCGCGTGCTCAAGCGCATTGACGAATTAAAGGACTTCATCACCAAGGAAGCCGCGTCCGACGGCATTCCTTACTTTGCCGATGAAGATTTCGTCTACGAACGGTTTGTTGACAACCGCGATCATGACCTGAAAGGCGCAAACATTGAAGTCATGAAGTATTTCGTGCTGTTCTTCAAGATGAAGATTCTGTACAACATGATCGGCGAATGGAAGTTCACCGATCATGACAAGACGATGTACTTCTATTTCCGCGAAAACAAGTTCAACGGAATTAACTACTACAATGTAAACAAGAAGCTTACCTGTATTACTGGCGAAGAGCCGCGCTTCTTCGTTCATGACAAGAACTGCCAGTGGTTCATCACGGTTGACGACGACGGAAAGACTGTAGACGACTTCTACGTGAACTTGTTCCGCCATGAATACATCATGTTCGACGACATGGTTCGCAATGTCAAGAACCTTAAACCCAATTTACCTGATGACCGCATGTTCGTTGATATGTTTTACCCGAAAGTGGTTGACTATATCAAGTAGGAGACCGTATGAAAGTACCTACTGATGAACAGCAATGGATTGAAGCTGTTACTATGAAAGCTTATCGTAAAGCTTATCGTGAAACCCACCAGGAAGCTATACGTTCAAACCGAGTTGAGTACAAGCTGAAAAACCCAGATAAAATACATGAAAGTTCGGTTAGGTACTATCACGAAAACAAGGATGCTATCAAGGCAAGGAATGCCGAACGCCATGATAGGTACAAGCCAGTAATACAAGCCTACAAGCGCAAGTATTATCAAGAACACAAAGAACAAAAACGGGAGTATAACCACAACTACTACCAAGACAACAAGGAAGCTGTACTTGAGCAAGTTAAGAAGTATAGACAGGACAACCTAGAATCCGTACGTATTAAAGACCGACTCAAGTACATCAAGAACCGTGACCGTCGATTGGAACAGGCTAAGGCTAATTACAATGCCAAACGCGAGGAGATCGTAGCCAAGCAGAAGGCAAGGGATGACGCTAAGAAAGCCGCTGGATACAGGTACCGCAAGGATCCTGTAACTGGAAAACACAAGTGGATCTATGTGGGGGAGTGATTATGACTATGAAAGTGCCTACTGATGAACAGCAATGGATTTCGTCAATTAAGCTGAAAAACTACTACCAATCAAACAAGGACAGACTTTTAGCTAGATCTAAATCCTATGGAGAAGCCAACAAGGAAGCCATATCCGCTAAGCATAAGGACTATTACCAAGCTCACAAGGCCACTTGGAAGCAAAAAGGGAAGGAACGTTACGAAGCCAACAAGGAAGCCATATTGTCTCAGAACAAGGCTTACTTTGAAGCAAACAAGGACGCCATATACGCAAGAAACAAGGCGTACGCCGACGCCCATAAGGAAGATAAGGCTAAGTATGATAAGATTTATCGCGCAAACAACAAGGAACGTCGCTATGCTCAAAATAAGGCTTACGAACAGCGTAAACGAGAAGCTGGTTACCGTTACCGTAAGGATCCTGTCACTGGCAAGAAACAATGGGTCTATGTAGGTAAATAAGGAGCGTATATGGCTAGATTGAGCATACCGTTAAATGAACACGAATGGTTACGTGGTGGTACACCGCGCAGACAGTCGTATCAGCAAACATACTTGAAAAACTATGCCAAAGATAATTTTGACAAATTATCTAAAAGGTATAAGAACTGGAGAGCAGACAATAAAGAACAAGCCAAAAAATATGACAAGGTCTACTACGAATCCAACAAGGAAACTATAGACGCCAAAAACAAGGCGTACTACGAAGCGCATAAGGAAGACATAATCAAGTACCAAAGGCAGTATGCTCAGAACAACCCTGACAAGGTTGCTAAGTGGCGGAAAACCACATGTGAAAACCAGAAGGCCAAGAGAAAGGCAGAACGTGAGAAATACCTTATGGAACACAAGGATGAAATCGAGCGTGATCTGGCCATTAAGCAAGAAGCTCGTAAACAGCGTAGGAAGGAATCTCGGAAGAAATATGAAATGACCCATAAGGATCGAATAAAATCCTACAGGGAAGCTCATAAAGCGGAACGCAAGGCTTATGTAGAGGAAAACAAGGATAAGATTAATGCTCAGCGTAAGGCCAATCGCGATGCTAAAATCGCCGCCGGATATCGAAGACGCATCGACCCAGTAACCAAGAAAGAAGTCTGGGTATTCGTAGGTTAATAAACAAAGGAGTTGACAATGCCTAAGAAAACTACTAAATTACCACGCATGCAGAAGAAAGAAGGTTTCATCCATGTGAGGCTTGATGCCGACCTTAAAGACCACGTAGAGAAGCTCAAGGAGCGTCCTGGTGGCCTTAGTAGGTTCATCAACGATTGCATACGTGAAGACAAAGAAAAGACCGCTAAGTAGCGGCCTTTTTTCGTCTACGAGCGTTGATTTCGTCTTTATGTTGTTCGTAGTATGCCTTGTTGTAACGACGGCGGTTGAACTTGTAGCTCGGATTTTTCTTGGCATTTTCCAGCCACCGCTTCTGTGACTGATAGACCTTGTAAGGCTCGTACTCTTGCAGCATCTTTTGCTCTTGCTCTGTGTAAGACTTTGTCACAAACACGACCTTGTCGACTGGCGTAGTGCCTAGCTCCGCACATTCCTCACAATAGCGAGTGTAATCGTCCTCGCTCTGGTCATGCAATGCTCGCAACTTGTCACCCTGCCTGACAGCGTCACGCCAGTCTATGCGCTTTGATTTGTACTCAGCATCTGTACGCAATTTCGGAACTTTGTCTGAAGCTTTCAAGTCAAAGTAAGTGGTGTTGTTGTGGTCTTCGTCGGTCAGCGTAGCCGTGCCGTCGACAAGGTTGGCACGTTCTTGCATGTCCCGTAACCATACTTTGTACGTATTGAAACAAGAACCGAGCACAGCACTTCTCACGTTAAGATAGAACGATAGGTCACGACGGTACTGACCAGTTCGTACGATGCGCAACAGTCTACAATACGCAGCCGTGTAGCACATGGCTTCGAGCTCCTCCATGTCCTCGCGTTCGTCCGCCCATGCCTTGTACTTTGTAAGAAATATTGAGACCAAAGTCTTTATGAATCGCCAGATCTCATCACGTGGCGATGCATCGGCACGGATCAGCATGGCCTTGTGACCTATGTTTACACGGTCAGGCCACCAGACCACACGTCCGTGCCATATCATTGAATGCGCCATGTAGCCTCCTTTGTCCATTCAGTGTGAACCTTGCCAACGTTGCAGTGCCACGGATCGTCAGCCGAATACGGATAGCCGTACCAGCTCCTGGACAAGCTCACTGCCTTGCGGATTATCTCTGACTTGACAGAACTGTACGTACACATGTCACACAGCCACAGCTTCAAGAACAAGTTCGTGTCATAGAATGACAGTGATTGTCCGTAGCCCAAAGTGTCGTGCAGCCACCAGCCAAGGCGCTCGTCAAGCGAACCAAGGTTAGGCACGTACCAGTCGACGATGCTTGGGCCGGAACGGCCATCGAATACGAAGCCAGCTTCTGTACGTGCATGCAGTGTGCCGCAGTCTGTCCTCACACTGACCTCGACTGGGTTGGGCAATGGGTATCGCCGTTCCTTTGTCTGCTTAACTTCGAACAAGGTTGAAGCTCCGGTCACGAATTCATATCCGTATATCGCTTGCATAAATCCTCCTACACATAAATTACATCAAAAAGCCCTACCGAAGAACTTCCTCGGCAGGGCTCTGTTTTTGGGCTAAGAAGGGCTTTAACCGAGGATCTGAATTTGCAAAGATTCAGCCTCCGGTGAGGCTCCCCAATTTGATCCGGATATAGGTACAACAATTTCCACCTTGTTGAAAGCGTAACCTAGTGATGGATCAGAAGCCATCCCACTATTTTCTTCATTTCCAACAAAAACACTTGCACAGAAAATGTTGCTGTATGTAGTGGCATCAAGAGTTATAGTATAAGTATTGTTATAGTAAAGCTTTATTTTAGATCCAGCCAGGTCGGCATACGGAAAGTACTTAGGTTTGTAACTTACGGAGACCTGCTTACCTAAGGCATAGAACTGGTTGGCTGCAGCCAAGTTGAATGTGAAAGTTGTAGTAGTAGTACCTTGTGAAAAGGTACCGCCAGTTAACGAGATTACCTGTTTAGTTACACCACCACCGCTCGGTGTTGCCCATGCGAACGAGCCAGTGCCTTCGCTGTACGTGGCAGTGAGAACCTTGGCGTTGTCATTTTCTGTCACGGCTGGAACTGCGTTGGGAGCTTCGCCCCATTCCACGGCAGGGCCACCAGCGTCGTAGATTGCGGTAAGGATCTTGCCGTTGTCATTTTCTGTCACTTGCGGGACCTCGCCGGAAGCACCAGCCACGGCACGAGCCACGGCATCGGACGTTACCGAGTTAAAGCTGTTTACGGTTGGGACAGCGTCGAGTACGAGCGTGTCCGTGAGTATTGGGCGATAGCTCGCCGATTCGCTGTTTATAACCTTAGTGTAAGCCGTAGAGTTATCCTCCTCTTTACACACCGAAAGTAGGTGTTCTAGTAACAAAATACACCAGTTTGAAAATCAAACTGTCTTGGGCTATATTTGGGGCATGATTACATTGACAGAAAATTCAGCCTTTACTATACACCCATACGATGTGCGTCAACACCCAACAGAGCCATTCTTTGTACGGTCGGATGGACTAGTTATGCGCTTACCCATAACTGCTAGGTCTAAATCGCTGTGGACGGATGGTTCTCTACGAAAAACAGGGTATCGTTCTATAATGCATAAAGGTAAATACCATGCTGTGCATAGACTAGTCGCAGAGAGTTTTTTAGAGAACCCAGAAAACAAGACAACTGTAGACCATATAAATGGTCGCAGAGCCGATAACCGAGTTGAAAATCTCAGATTCTGCACAATGGCAGAAAATGCAGCTAACCGACATAATATTGAAGAGTTGGCCGACGAACCTTGGATCCAGTATCGTCATATATATGCAGAACAAGCTAAACAAACACGGTTAAGGAATTTAGATTCTAGGCTGCAAAAGAATCGTGACTACTATCAAAAGCACAAGGAAGAATGCTGCGCATGGCAGCGTCAGTACGAGCAAGAACATAGAGATGAGAGAAAGGCTAAACACCAAGAATGGTATCTAGCCAACAGAGACAAGTGTCTTGCTAAAATGAGAGAAAACTACCAAAAGCGTAAGGCTAAGGCACACGTTATTTCGTCCACCTAGTCCAATCAGACTCGTCCCAGAATATGTAGCCACAGACAAGCAGAGCCACGATGAAAAGGACTGTGCCTATCATTTCTTCAACTCCTTGATGGCTTCGGTAAGGCTTGCAACGGCCATGTCGAGCTTGACGATGTTAGTGTTCAGGGTCGAGCACTGGTCACGCAAGTCATCAACCACGGTAGCGGTAAGGGCTTGCTGATCCTTGAGCTGGGTCGTGACAAACTCAAGTTTGAGCACCTTGTCGTGCAGTTCGAGACTATCTTTGTCACGCTGCTCTTTTGTGCTGGCTCTGTCCGCCTTGGTCTTCTGGACATCGCCCCACAGCTTTATGGCTGCGGCAGTATTGGTTAACAGTAACACAACGGCTCCGATCAGTGCTGCCCATAGTTCTGGTGTCATAGCTCCTCCTAGTCCCCGCTTGCAACGCCAAACACAGACACGCAGACATAGCCCGGTATCGAGAACGTCTGGCCAGCAACCTCCGTAGTGAGAGGTACTCGCAGCACTGCATCCACCAAGGCGGTGTTGCGGCCAGCACACAAACCAATCGCCTTGAAAGCTTTCCAATCGTAATTGTTTACGACGGACTCTGTGTATGTCGTGAAGCCCGTATCCATCAGCCAGCGCGGGCTGGTCCCGTTGTGCGACAAGATGTAGAAGGACATCTGGCGACCGTTCAAGGAGTTGCCCATCTCGATGTCGTAGCCTTTCATACAAACTAAATTGCCGTTGTACATGATGGCGAGACCTTCCGCGCCTAGTGGTAGAATCAACTCGACAAAGCCGTTAGAAATGTCCGTTTCTGTAAGGACTGTGGACGGGTTTGTAAAAGTGAATTCCCAGAACAGTCGCTTGGTCTTGGAATAGTGCAGATTGCCGTCGGAGTCGACCGTGATGTAGTTAGGATGGTTTTCGTCGCCAGCAACGCCTGTCATAGGTGGCTGCCACGTGCCGTCACCGCGAAGGAACTTTACGTCATCGTTAGTGTTGTCGGCCTTCGGGACTAAGCCATCAGTCGACGATGTAAATACGTTGTACGTGGTGTCCGTGGCACTGATTACATTGTTTGAATCAATAGTGATGTTGGCTCCGGCCGTGTACGTGGTACCACCGCCAGTAGCACTGATTACGTTGTCCGAGTCGATGGTGACATTTGTTCCAGCCGTGAGCTGGGCCTGGGCTCCGATATTGCTGCGAGCCTGGGCTTGCTCTGTGCTGGACAGGCTCTGCGCCACGTTGCTCAATACTTTCTTAATTTGTTCGCTCATAATTCTCTCCTTATGCCGTGAACCACTTGAGTTGGAATCCGGGCTTGTAAAAGTTGTTGCCCTGGATGCCGTAAGCGTCAGTTAAGCCGCCCCAGTTATCAATAGTCACGTTGGTAACAAGGAAACAGAAGTAAACGGTCTTGCTGCTGTCGTACGTACCGAAGTGCTGGTCAGTCGGGCCGAAGTTGTCGTAGCTAAGAGTACCTGGCATGTCGCCAGCACTTGTTGAAGCACCGAGATGGCCGTTGTAACCCGTAGTGGTGAGCACCCAAGTGATTGCTCCGTATGAACCGGAATCGAACTGGACAAACGCTGGCATGTAGTAGCGTTCACCACTTGTGAGACCGTTCTGTATGTTGCCTGTGGTTGTCTTACGCATATTGATACCAGCGTACTGTGACAGACTGGAATCTGTGAAGATGAACAGAGCAGGGTTGGTGCTCCAGTCTGGGCCGTTGGTGTCATTGTATCGCCACGTGTACTTCGTGCTGCTGGATGCTACGAGAGTAAACGTGGTAGACGTGCTCGGAGGAGCCAGTGTACCGCCCCAGCTCAACGGAATCAGGGCAAGGTCAGCCTGACCAGTCTGCGTGTTGCTACCGCAGTTCTTAAACGTGTCCGCATGCGACGGCAACGGATCCATTGCGCTGAACACATCGTACGCATCCTTCGCTCCGTCGGCAACTTCCGTGCATCCGGCGAACATTTCGTTAGAGTTCGTGAAGTAGCTTGAGAACTTGTTTGTAAAGTCGCAAATTTCGGTCAGACCGGTGCAGTTCTTGAACATACGGTCGCACGTCTCTACGTTGCCGAGATTACCGCAGTCAATCAGCTTGCAAGTACCGCCACCCAATTTACTAGGTATCAGTATGCCACGGTTAGTATCAGGGTTTACATAAAACAGGAATCGAAGACCCCACGCATTGTCTACGTTGCCTATCGCTTTTTGTGACTGCACAGTAAGCTTCCAGCGGTTGGGTGATGTGCTTACACGTTCCCATTTGCCTTTGTATTTGTAGTAAGTATTGTATTGATCACTTGACGGTATGAAATCCGCTTCACTGAACTCGAATACGAACCACGGACTAGTGTAAGTAGTTACGGTGAATCTTGACGGAACTGTGCGCGGAGTCGGAGTTGTACTTGAATTCTTGATTAGGCGGATGCTATATTGTCTAGACTTGTTACCGTAGAAACCAGCCTCAGGGGTATTCGATAAACCTATGTTCAAAAAATAACCATAGGATGAACCATTTGCTGTTACTGCCCAAAAATCAGTAAAATCTCCAACCTGAAACACATTCGTACTGTTGTCAAAATATCCAGCCGGTCTAATGTCTAATCCAAAGTTATCAAGACTATTTACGCTCCAAAGTTCACGATTTCGTACGTAAGCCGAATACTTTACAGTAGGTATGAAAGCTCCCTCCCAGTAAAATCTGGATGGTATATACCAGCCGTCCGGAAGCAAGGTGCTTCTGTTGTCTTCAAGGTACTTTGCGGCGTACCAGTTATATAGCAGACCGTATTTCAGCCCGTTCCATCCGTAAGTCTGCTCATCATAACCAAGATACATGGCTTGCTGTTCCGTCGACGCTGTCGCATCGGAGGTCGGGACATTCAGTCCTTCCCAGATATAGTCAAGGTTGCATGCCATCATTTCAGAACCATTGGAAAGTATTACCGTAGGGTAAAATTTCCCACCGATAGTCACGCCGTTACCCGGAGTACTCGTAGGTAGAGTACCAGTAACCCATGAATTGCTGATGTTAGTCTGATATGTCGTAGATGCATCGGCTGGCATAAGATCTCCTAAATGTTACGGTGTAACCCAAGCCAACACACCGCCGCTAGTGATTGTAAGCACCTTACCAACATCAGTGTTGGGGTCAAACGAAGGAACCGGAATAGTCACGCCGATTGAAACGGATGTACCACTACTGTTCGTGAACGTGATGCCACTGCCTTCAGTGATTCCTATGTCGAGCGGCCGATGCTTAATGTATGCCGGATCGGACGAATCATTCTCAGTCCAGTCGGATTGCACTTGCGTACCACCTTGAGAAGCAGCCCACACAGGGTCGCCATTCGAATCGACTGTAAGGACTTTATTCTCATCAGCAGAAGTCGATGCCGGAACGCCGTCCGGCAGCTCGGACTTGGTGGCATATGTCGTGGACAGGTCATTGCCAGCGGCATCGCACTCGGCACGCTTGGCATAGATGTCGTTACCGTCAATTTTATTTGCAAATGTTACTGGCATTGTTTAACCTCTCCTTAGATCGTTACCGTACCGATAGTAGGAACGGACACGCTTGACCAAGCATAGCTTCCAGCTCCGCCGGAATACGTTGCTTGCAAGAGCTTGCCGTCATCACCGCTAGTCACGGCTGGGACTTCATCGACTGCCGGAGGCGTCGCCCATGCGAAGGTTCCTTCGCCCTGGCTGTACGATGCCTGAAGCACCTTGCCGTTGTCCTGGTCGGTCACGGCTGGGACTTCGTCGATAGCCGATACCTCGGACTTGGTAGCATAGGTGTTCTGGATGTTGTTTCCGGCGGCGTCTGCGTCGCTGATTGCGGCGTAGATGGTGTTGCCATTGATTGTGCGTGCGTAAGTTGTAGACATTATGTCACCTCGTTTTGTTAATAAATTACACTATTGTTTATTTCCAGTCGCCTGGGATCTGGGCAAGCTCTGCTTTACCCGTGGTGGTATTGGAACCGCAATTACGGAAGGATTCACTGTGCCAGAGATATGAAGCGGATGTTAGATTTTTGGCAGAATTATAAAGATCTAATGCCCCTGCTTGCACATTAACACAGTTCTTGAACATTTTTCTCATAATGCCTTCATGTGTAGATATCGCGCTGAGATCTAACAAAGGAATTCTTTGCAGTGATGAGCATTCCTCACAGAACGACTCAAACATGTAACAAGATGAAGTATTAAATGCGGGTAACGTTTGGAGAGATGTGCACGAATAAAAAGTGGATCTCATGTCTTGCACCTGTGAAGCATCGTACAGGCTTACATTTTTCAATGCCTTGCATCCACTAAACATATATTGCATGTTTGTATTATTTTCGGTATGGAACGACGGGGCTGTCTCCATTAGAATATTCTGATAGAACATATATCCGGTATTAGTAGACTTTAAGGAGCTGTCTAACGCAAGATTGTTAAGTGCAGCACACTGATAGCACATATACTCGGTGTTAGCACCAGATCCAACATAAGTACCATCAATTTGCAGTGATTGCAGTTTATGACATTCACGACACAGATAAGACAAGTCTGTAACCGAGTCCACTTTACTCAAGTGCACAGAAGTTACTGACTTGTACTGTAGCAACCCTTGCATAGAGGTAATACCAGAACTATTTGACCCTAAAACCTCTAAGGGGTGAGGGTTTCCGAAAGGCCACGCGCCAAACCTGTACGACCAATCAGGGTTTGGATATGTGTAATCCCAAATATTTGGATATTCTGAAACTTGTGTATAAGAACCACCATCGTGCTGAACTGGAGGTATTTGCCCATCAGGGATTCTGATTCTGATCGTATATGGCGGTAAATTTAGAGGGTTCTCTGGATCCCAATATGTACCAAGCCCGTACCCAGACTTACCCAGCGCAGTGCCTCCCCCTACATATAGCCAGTTAAACTGAACTGCCATATCACACCGTCACAGTCCCAATGGTAACTTGGGTAATAGTCGATGCTACAGTAACATCGTTAGTGTTTTCGGTCAACGTAATACCAGCTCCAGCAACCAGTTCCTTCATTGTCGGTACAGTAGGAATGGTCGGTTTGTTTAATATGAACTGGACTGACGAGGGATTATTCTCATTCCAGTTTGATTGCAGCTGGGTAAAGCTTGAACCAGTAGCTACAAGCTCACCATTGGCATTCGTGGTAATCGTAGAACCGTCAACCTTGGCGGACACTACATTGCTAGTAATGTCTATACCGTTTCCAGCTGTGAGCGTGTCTTGCTTACCAGAAAGGTCGCTCTTCGTGGCAATGGTGGCCGTGTCCACGCTGAACGTGGTTCCGTTCAAGGAAAGACCAGACCCAGCACTGTACGTGGTGTCAGTAGCGCTGATCACGCCGTTGGAAATGCTGATATTGCTGCCAGCCGTCAATGCTTCCTGATAGCCTTGCAAGATAGTCTGCAAGTCAGTATCGGTAACGTAGTCGGTCAAGTCCGGCAAGTCACTCTTCATGGCCACCACGGTAGAGTCAACGCTGAACTCAGTACCAGAAAGGTTCAAGCCAGTGCCAGCACTGTACGTAGTATCGGTGGCAGAAATTGTGGAACCGGATATGGCGATGTTGCTGCCAGCAGTTAGCACGTCTTGCTTTGTCGCAAGTCCGTTAGACAGTTCCGTGTCGGTAGCATAATCCGACAAGGTTGTCTGTAGCTCAGACTCCGTCACGTAATCAGTGAGGTCTGGCAGATCGCTCTTCATCGCCACAGTGTTATCAACGCTGATGGTATTGTTGGTAATGTCAATGCCAGTACCAGCCGTAAGCAATGGCTGGTAATCGGCCAAGTCGCTTTGCGTGGCGTACTGGCTCAAGTCAGGGCGATTACGGATATATGCATCAGACGACGCATCGTTGACGTCCCAGTCACTCTGGACGTTGGCTTGTGCACCAGCCTCAATACCGGACAGCTTGCTGGCATCCGCAGTTGTAAAGTTGGCGTCTGTATGTACATACGAACCGTCGATGACAACGTTGTTAGCAACGCTGATCGTATGCTCGGTATTGTCCACGACAATGCCAGTACCAGCCGTGTACTCGGTAGTACCTCCGCCAGTGCTGGAAATGACATCACCAGCTCCAGTATGCTCGATGGTAATGTTTGCGCCAGCAATCAATGTCCTCTGCACGCCACCAGGAATGACCGGAGTACCGGAGTAGATGCGGTGCATTTCCATGTTGAGCAGTTCCACGTCGCCAGCATTGCTTGCACCGATTATGGACAAGTTAAGCTCGGCATCCGCATCGACCTTGACATCGGTAGAAACCTCGAAGTCCTGACTCAAGCCCATGCTGTAGTCAATGATGACGCTCTGTCTCGTGACAGGCTCGTTGCCAAGGCTGAACAAGACATACACATTGTCGTAGTATGCGTCAACATCGCTCTTGGTAGCACGGAGATGTGCAGTGACATGGTAGTAAGCATTGGCCTTGACTTGAATGCCAGTGCTTCCGACAAGCATAGTCCCTGCGCTGTACGTGGGCTTGACAATGTCCTTTCCGGACTGCGAAACACCTCCGTCACAGCGGATCCATTCAAGCAAGTCCGAGCCGTCCTCGACATTGGCAGACAGGTCGTAGGTCACGACTCCGCCATCGTCAAACTTGTCCACTGCGATTGAACCATCGCTTGACACGACCTCGTACGTCTTGCCAAGTGCAGAACCAGCTCCGCCACCGCTAGGAACCATCTTACGAACGGTGTAAACAAGGCCGTCAAACTGGTCATAGACCTCAAGGCGGTACACACGCGAGGCATCGACGAACAAGCCCCTTGCACGGCCATTGTTGTCTAGTATGGCTGGCTGCTGGAGCTGTGTTCCGTTCTCATCAAAAATGTCAGCAAGGTCATCAGTCTCGTTATAATACACGTAGAGATGTCCGGCCACATTCAATGCACCGTTCTTCAACTCGAACTGGTTAGTAGCCGGAAATAGGCGTAGATATGTTGGCATCTGGAACCTCTCTTTTCACGCTGAAAGTAGGTCGCTAGATAGTGGCCAAGCCTGGGAAGTACGTCACGCCAGTGTCGAACGTAGGCACGGCAGAGATACCGTCACCCATGGCGAGCTTGCACACGAACGTGTTGTTCATGTTCTCGTCCCACATGTTGCCCATGATGTCAGACACGGCATAGTACGTACGGACACCCCAGATCTCATGGATAGGCTCAGAAGCCACCGAAGGCGTGATAAGCAACGCATACATGGCCTTGGCAAGGTACGGGTTCAGACCAGTCGGCTCCACAGCCGCATGGACAGAACCGTCCGAGTACGTGTTGTACGGAGCCCACAGATTGAACGTTCCGTCATAGATACGCCATCTTGTGCTTGAGCCTTGCGTGTCCGGCCACTTGCCTTCATTTGGAATGAAGCCAGGGTTTAGACGTGGGCAAGTACCAGCGTTGCCGTGGTATTCCCATGCAGAGCCATCGGCAAGCAATCCGTTGTGAGTGTACGGGTGCCAGTGAAGCTGCTTGATGCCGAGCGTGTCGCTTGTATCGAATCGGTTGTCAACGATACGCACGAAGCCCATCTTGACCTTGCCATCCATGTCGATGTGAGGGTTGTCCTCGGTAGCGTAGACGGTGAACCATACACGGCTATTGCCAACGAAGTGGTTGCCGATCAAGACCACGTTCCAGTAGTAATATGTATCGGAATTGTAGTACGGCAATACGTCAAGCTTGACAGAGCCTACACAGCCTTCCATGGAAATGTAGTTGGCACGCCACACCGGGTTGCCACCGATGTTCACGTTGCGGAAGATCAATGACTTGTTCATGTCATAGGCATTGGCATTGCCGTCAGCGAGCCATACCTTGCCCGAAAAGGTTCCTCCTACTACAGACACTGCAGTGTCGGCTGGGTTGATCGTATACTGGAAAGTGGTGCGGCAGTCCACAAGGTTTGCGGAGCCGAGTCCTATACCGTTCTGCAGAAACCTGAGCTCGGAATCGAAGGCATCCACGGCAACGGCAGAGCCGTCGGTAAGGATATCTGCCTTGCATCCATACAAGGTAAGAGCTCCCTTGACAGTGATGTGACCGTCAACCACTGCATTCCTGATTTCATTGAACGAACCTACTGGCAAGACGAAGCTACCGACAGTACGTCCTTCCAAGTCGAGGTCGTACTGTGTCCAGTATTGCGGGGTCATGCGCTCACGACGTTCAAGCATCACGTCCAGCCAGTTGTCTGCACTGTCAAACGTGGCAAGGTTCGGTTCATAGTCATACTGCTGGTGATGTCCAGCACCGATCATGCCAGGATCCCACTGTCCAGCGGTACGGAAAATACGGTCGCCTACATTCTGCACGCCGATGCGGACGTAGTCCGTACGTGCGAAGAACCTGTCCGGAATTTCTGTGCTCAACGCAATCTGGAAATATGCTCCATTGACATAGGCAGACACAGCCGTGCCATTGCCTACCACAGTTGTGTTGCTGAGGTTCACCGCATGGCTCAACTGCGAATTTGTAAAGTAGTTGTCGTTGTCCACGACAAGAACCTTGGCACCGCAATGCCAGAAGCTGTCCACGGAACGGAACCAGCTTGAATGAGCCTCGGTAGCCTTGCTGAAAGCAAAGTCCGCGACATAGTTGCCAAGCTGAGTAACCTCGACGTTCGGACAATTGAACGTTGCGTTAGTGAACTTTACACCTGGGTCAAACGAAATGGTCTTGGTCACGCTGAACGTGCCTACGGAACTGTAAGTGCCCTTGCTGAAGCGAGGCACAGGCGGCATGACAATGTTGTACGTACCGACAATCGGCAAGTAAGTAAGGAATGCGGAAACATTCCCTTCATGGCCTGGAGCAATGCCGTAGTAAGAGCAAGGCATTTCCCTCAAGTCAGAACAAAGTATCCAGCGTCCGTTCAAGGTAGAATTGGATTCTACGATGGCACCCCCGTCAGCATTGTCAGTGCAGTTGCCGTCCCAGATGTATGTGCGAGGCCCTGCCGACACATTGCTGTCATATCCCACGACAGTGACCGAGCCGAGCTCCGGATTGGCATCGGCAAGCCCAGCCATGCCCTGCACGATAGTGTCGTTCTTTACTGACGGATAGTCAAAGCCGTACTGGAAATCCTTGATCTGTGCATAAGTACCGTCAACGAGCTGGTCTACGACAACGTCATAGATGGCAGCTTCAAGGAAGATGGTGGAGCTGAACTCACCAGTGTCGGTAAGGATGACTGGGTTCTGAGCCTCGATAAAGGCATTGCCGTCCATGGTGTAGGTATTGGCAAGAGTGTCAGAATCATGCAAGTAGAACTTGACACGGCCAGCCACGAGCGGATAGCCCACGATGTCGAAAAGCTGTTGCTCACTAAATGCGATTTTCATTCTTCACACCTCCGTACACTGCCTTGGCCATTTCAGTATTTGCCTTAACCTTGGCCGTGTCAAGCTGGATGGCTTGCTTCTGCAAGTCCATCAAGGACTTTTCAGTATCTATCGCAGCCTTGTCTGCATCCAAGCCTTGGTCAAGCTGAGCTTGGAGAATCATGTCTTCTTGCTTGAACTTGTGTTCCATTGCGGACTTGGCAAACTGGGCATTCAGATCGCGTTCGTTGTTGTCTTGGAACATTTCATAACGCTTGATCTGTTCTTGCAGATCCTGGATCTGCATGTCCTTCTGACCGATGGCGTTCTTCATTTGTTCGATAACGTCTTGCTGCTCAAGCTCCATATCGGTTGGGCCTGGCTTTATGTTGATAGAACCGAACACGTTCTTCATCACGGCATTGTCCGGATGCGTCAAGAAGATGCCGTTCACAAGGCTCATGCGCTTGTCTTCAGGAACCACGCTCATCAATGTCATGAGTTCCTGACGTGCGACTTGCAATTCTATGCCCTGCTCAGGGCCTTGTATAACCTCAAGCACGGTCTTGCCCATGCCGAGCAACTGCATTACAGTTTCACCAACGCTCTTGAACGTGTCACGAAGGTTTGCGTAGTAGTGACGTATCGTGCACTGGACCTGGCGTTCTCCAGCGAGAACTTCCGTAGCCGTCTTCTGAGGGGCATCGCCCATCATGATGCCCTTGGCATCAACACCAGTAATTGTAGACAAAAGATCAAGGTTGCTGCCGATGATTGCAGTCAAGTCATCGAACTGTACCTTGTTATCGATACGGATAGGAGCACTGTATTCAATTGTGTGGTCTGGGTTCCAGCGGTTGTAAATAAGCAACGGGTTGATGTTGCGGTTAAAGTTGCGCCATTCTTCCTTGTAGTCCTCGATGGATTCGCCTTCTGCAATGAACGCTTGCTTCGGTGCCTGAGCCATACGTTCGGTCAACTGTGTAAAGGCATAGTTGACCAACTTCTGAATAGGCATGCCTTTACGGACTAACCCTTGCCATACGACATCATCGTCGACCCAAATGCGCTCACCGTAGACCGGAAAGATCGGAATGCGGTCGATGTCGAGCGTGACGGGGTCGTCAAGGAACTTGTCGTTGAGCATGCGGTAGACTTCGCACTGGTTTTCGTTCATGCGGTAGTAAGTGACAATGACCATGGTGTCGACGGACTTGTTGTCGGTCGTGTTCACGATAGGTCTGATGCCCTTGTCCGTGGCATAGTCCTCGCCATACTTGGCCTTGACCCATTCCTTGGACTTGTACTCGCAAATTGCAGCCTCCATGGCGTCATGCCCATCCATTTCCACGCTATCAGGATCCCAATAGACATTCTCGATCTTGTCTATGTTGTACAAGGCTGGGACTTCGACTGGATCACCAGTCTGCGGATCCATTACCTGTTCGGAACCGATGGCCATGTAGGCAAGGCCGAAGGCAGTGTTGTTGTAAAGTGCGTCATAGGCAGCACGTGCATTGGAACCAGCCTTGAGGAAGGCTTCGCAAGCCTGGTCGATTTCCTCGTTAGGGCTGTAGAACTTGTACGGATACGATGCGTATACGTTGACGGTGCTGTTGACAGAATTGCCGATGATGTTTACGGTCTTCTTTACACGTGAATTGTCAATTACGGACAAGTCATCGTCATCCCACTGGTTTCCGGACAGAAAGTCACGGTCAACCTTGATACGGTCAATCTGCTTGGTGCGCTTGGTATTGGCGCGGCTCTCAAAAGCCTTCCACTTGTCAAGACAATCCTCTATATTCAGCATGAAAACCTCTCTTTTCCAAGCTGAAAGTAGGTTGGGGTCAAGAAAGGCCAGCACTGGGCTGGCCTTGTATTACTCTTCTTCTGCCTCTTCCTCGTCTTTCTTCTTGAAAGCCTCGTCGATGATCTTCCTTGCACGAGGATTGTTCTTTTTCAGATCCTTGTACCATTGCTCATCTTTGTAGGTCTTCTCGTATTTCGGAACCCAGTCAGCCCCCAGCTTGAACGTAGGCTCGAAACGGCCACCAATATCAGAGGCGACGTTTCCAACGCCCATGCCTACCTTGAAAGCCCTCGGTGTGCCAGCCATTACGTCGGCATGCCTATGAGGGAACAGCGAACGATACAAGTCATTTGTATTCGCATCCAGTTCGAATTTATTTGGGTAGACTGGCTTAGGATTGACAGAAGCTGGCGTGGCACGATCATCAGGGAATTGGGCAATACCTTGTCCACGTGACAACGCATTCTCAGTAGCTACGAGATTGCCTTTCTTGTCTATAATAAAGTCATCTACTGGTGCTTTACCACCCCAACTGTTACGAGGATCATACGGGCGGACAGCCGGAACAGCCTTACCAGCCTCATTGAATTCAAACGTAGATACAGTCGGCTTGTCGTACTGGGCGAGCACCTTCTTTGCATTGATGGTATAGTCCTTGTTCAAAGGCACACCGAACAGCTTGGATATCTGCGGTATGTCGTTTGCCTTGGCAATACTTGCGTATACGTCAGACGGGCTCGTATTGACAACCCTGTTTGCGCTAGCGGCTTTCTTGGTGGCTTCTTGAGCAACTTTTACACGTGCTACGAGGCTGTTATAAATTTTCAATTTCTTCTCAAGTTCAGCACGTTCGATAGCGCTTGGGTCACCAGAACGGGTAGCCTTTGACAAGCCACGGCTGAACTGCTTTGCAGTCTCGCCTTCGAACTGGCTTGCCTTTTGCTGGATGCCGCCAACAAGTGCTGGACGTGTAGCACCAGCAGTGCCAGCGAATATAACTGGAGCCACATCAAATTCTTGTCCGTTGTCTGACAAGGCTTGTTCAAGACCTTGTCTCGCGGCTTCTGCACCCATCTGGGCACCAGCGTTGATCATACTGTTCGCAACCGGACTAGCCGCAATCTTCATGCTAGGAGCCAGGAGCATGGCTGTGTTAGTGCCAGCATCAAGAATACCCATCTTGGCAGCATCAGCAGCGTCAAAGTCACCACCAGTCATGATGGCGTTCTCGGCTTCTTGCATCATTGAAGGATATACGACCTTGGTAGGCCAGTACATAGGCCAGTCTTGCAGTCCCTTGGCTACCTTTGCACGGTCATAGTTGACTTGCTGTTCACCAATGTCACTGAGTAGCTTGGCAAAGCCTTCCTTGGACTTGATGTCATAATCATGATCTAGGCCAAATCGTTTTAGAGAGTCAATGCCTACGCTAGTCCAGTCTCCACCTTCCTTGGCAACACCTTGTAACAGCGGAAGGATGTCTGCAGCCTTGAGCTTTTCCTTGTGCTCAGTAGGAGACATTGCTTGACGGTTAGAAAGGCCGAACTGGAGCAAGTATTCGGACATCTTGTTCGCATCGTAATTCTTGATGGCGCTAAGTTCATCAAGAGTGACATTTTCATACGGATAGCCACGCTGGAGCTTGGAAAGGAAGTCAAGGTAATACTTCTTGGTCATGTCATCAGCATCGGCTGGCGACAGCTCCTTGTGGATCTGGTTGTACTGCTTGACACGTGCCTTGGCAGCTTCCAAGGCAGCGTTCTCAATAGTCTCACGGTATTGAATCTTACTTATTGCCATCGATCACCACCTTCTGCTTGCCGATAGTGACAACAAACTTGTCGCCTTCTTCCGTAACGCTTACGTTATAGCCGTCAATGCTAGTAGGAAGCTTGCCTTGAGCCTTCTTGTAGACCAAGTCATCGTAAGAGTACGTGTCCTTAAACTTCTTAAGAGCAGCCTTCTGCTTGGCAACGGCCTTCTGGCCACGAGACTGGATTGATTCGATGTCTTCCTCACCACGGATGTCGTTGTATTCCTTTTCATGGGCATCACGGACTTCCTGTGGCAAGCTATACCAATACTCGTCAACCTTTTTCTTGTCAGCTAGTGTAAGACCGTTCTTCTTGTACTGATTGCTTGCGTTTGCAGTGCGCAAGCCGGACACGAAGTTCTCGAAGTCTTGATAGGTCTTGTTCGAACTGGTGTTAGCACCATACTTGCCTTGGAACTGCTCAAGCATCTTCTTGGCCTTCGGATTCTTCTGGATCTTGTCACCGAGGAAGTTCAGCATGTTCTGGTAGCCAGGACGCTGGCTGTTGTCACCCATCATCATCATGCTCTGGGTCTTGATGAACTCTTCTACCAAGGCTTCGGCTTCCTTGTCAGAGGCAGATTTGCCACCGTTGGCAGCTGCAATCTGCTGTCTGGTAATGATGCGGTTCTGGTGGGCAATAGCATTGCCGATGTCGCCAGCGTTTGCACGGTTGGCGGCAAGGCGCATGTCAAGCTCGTCCATGCTTCGACCAGCTTCACCCTTGAGCTTTGCAATCTCCAGCTTAATCTGTGCAATGCGCTGCTCGTTCTGTGCATATTCTGCACGAAGGTCTTCCTGTTCTTGCATCTTCTGCCAGTAGGCCATACCTTGTCCGTAATTGTTCGCACCGAACATACGGCCACGCTCGATAGCACCTTCACCGCCTTGTCCGAAGCTCGGATCGGCTGGCTGTGCAACAACGTCCGGAGCACGGCTCGGAGCATAGCCCATCATGGAACCAGCTGGGCTTGCGTAGCCAGCCATGCCGTTAGATGCAACCTGAGCCACAGTCGGGCCAGAACCGTTGCCGTAAATCATTGCATATGTGTTGGACGGATTGGAAAGCGTTCGATAGCCTTCCATAGAAGCCCTAGCCTTGCGGCTCAATTCCTCGTCAAGTGTAGGTTGCCATTTCCATTCAAAGGCCATACTAAACCTCTCTTATTTCACGCTGAAAGTAGGTTCGCTATGCGAATGCTCCGTCATAGTTCTGTCTGTTCCAGCTACCAAGCAGAGGATTGTTGACCTTGCGGCTGATCACTGGGTAGACGGCACGTCCAATAGAATCTGCTTGCAACAGTTCTTGTGCGGCCAGAGACGCTTCCTGAGTGTTCGGATATTGCTGGAACGTGTACCAAGTAGGCTTGCCCTTCCACTGCACTTGTATGCGTGCGTCCGGAGTAAGGCGTATGCCAGTCACTGCACTGGACGATACCTTGAACGGCCTACGTGATTGAGACTCGTTCCAGAACTGCGGAAGCTTCTTCTCATCTTCTATACCCATCTCCAGTGCGGCTCGTAGCTCCTTCGGCTTCATGCCTGGTCGGACATACTTCATGATGGCATCGTTATGCTCCTTAATGGTCTGCATGCGGCCAGCTTCATTGATGGTATCGGAATAGCTCTTACCAAACTGGTTCAAGTTCGCTTCACCAGGAATGTTGACAACTTGGTAGTTGTGGTAACGGTCTGGTGCGAACTCGGTCGGATACTGCTTCGCCATGAACGCATCTGCACCACCGGGCACACCAGGAGTGAAACTTGCTCCAGACGCGATAGACAGCAAAGACGGGCCACCCTTGGCGGCTCCGCCCATGCCCATACCGAGCGCAAGTTGCAATAAAGCCTTTGCTACTTCTTGCTTAGAGGCCATACTAACCTCCTATCTGAGCCTTGATTTCCTCGTTACGTTGTTCAAGACGTGCAAGCTCCGCTTGAAGCTCTGCAATCTTCGCAGACGTGTTCGGATTGTTGAAGCCCTTAAGAATATCAGCATATTCCTGGCTTGCCTTACGTTGTTCATAACCACGAACGGCATTGCCCCAGCTTGCACCGTCTTCACGCGCCAAACGCTGGAAGTCATTGATACCGCCTTGAATTGTCGGAATGTTGACGCCAGCCCAATTAAAAGTGAAAGCCATATTACTTACCTCCACCGAACCAAGAAGAAAGGAACTGGCCACCAGCTCCGCCTAGGCCACCAAGCAAGTCCCAGCCGGATGTGCCTTGCTGGGCATTGGCAGCACCAGCGATAGCATTTGCTTGAGACTGGAGCACAGCGTTACGGTTAGCAATGCCAGCGGACAGTGCGTCGCCAAGACCACCAGTGTATGCCTCACGATCCTTGCCGTAAGCATCGACAGCATACTGGTTACGAGCATTCGTGGCGTTGTAATTGTTCCAAGCATTCTGTGAATTTACGTTGTACTCATTGAGAGCCATCTGACGGTCTTGCATGAGCCTATTATACGCCTTTTCCCATTCTTCACTGGCCAGGGCTTGCTGCTTTGCCCCGACACGGTTAATGAAGTCTGAGGAAAATCTTGAACCAGAACCAGCCGCACTGTTCTCAATAGCGGCCATGGCAGCGTCTACACGCTGGTTCGCCGCCGGATCCATGAAGCTGTTGATGTCGTTGCCGTATGTAAAGTCCTTGTTCTGGTAGACATCGGAATTCAAGAAATTCTGCAGTGCATTGCTGTAGTTTGCTGCACCTTGTCCATACGTCTGCGCAATAAGGTTCTTGTACGAATTGATGTCGGCTTGGTTAGCCGTAGACGTGCCTTCTGCCAGACCTTTAATTTTGTCGTAAGCCTCAGAAGCACGGTCTGCCGCCGCCCTATTGCCCATGTAATTACCGACAGCTCCCGCTGCCATCAATCCACCTGCGATTACTGCTGGCCACATGACTTTTAATCCTCCTTGTCCTTCTTCTCGGACTTTTTAGACTCATCATCGGCCTCAGACATGTCGACATTGTCGATATAGTCTTCAATAGCTGCGTTCAGAGCTTTCAATTTCTTCAAGAGTTCTGCCTTTTCCATAGCTTCCTCAATCTTTTCCAAGCTGAAAGTAGGTCAGCGGACGGCCTTCAAGTGGCTCGAATCACCAAACACCTGTATCTGCACCACACCGGGCTCTGCACACACTATCGCAGTCGTGTTAGGCTTGATAACAAGTGCATGAACCTCTCCAGAATTGCCAAACAACAGTCCGGCCACTGGCTTCGTGACCGTGTAAGGCAATGCAACGGAACCTTCCGACACCACGGCATCCATCGTGGTGAAGAAAGGGGTCATAACGATATGCCAACCATTGCTCGTACGCTCGTCCCATTGCCCAGTAAGGACATGGTTGAGGTCGATCAATGGGCTTGTCTGTCCAATTAGTCCGCTATACATCAGATAACTCCCGTAGTAGGGCTTACACGTTGCGAACAAGCTGTCAGTTCAAGGCTTGTCGGATGAGAATAGGTCAGCTTGAGCACGCAAAGACGGTTGTAACCTACGTTGTGGAAACGTACTCGGTGAGAATAGTCACCAGTCCTGCCCATCTTGCAGCTGCGGACATGTCCCCACGTGTTGCCGCCGTCCTTGGACACTTCCAGGAGCAAGTCCGGTTGCAAGGTATAGTCAGACCATGTGCCGACATTGCATTCGATACCAAGCTCTTGCAAGATGAACGGCTTTTCGTCGTTTACGACGAGTGCGCCTTGCCTATGCCTGATCATCGGCAAACGCTTGCCAGAACCGTAGTCCTCGTACCAGTATTCGTCACTGAACTTGTACATGCACCCGTCATTGCAGAAGGCCCTGAACTCTCCCTTGAACCAGACCAAGTCAGACACACGCCAACGAGTTTCCTCACCAGTCTCGTAGACACGGCTTACACGCTGGTGCCATTCATTGGTCATCGTGTCGTAGACCCATGTCTCTTGCAAGTTCTGAAGCTGCAGCACATAGAAATTGTGATTACCTTGTGCGTAAGCATATGCGAAAGCACTGTCGCCAGTCTCTCCAAGTAATTTATCGTCGAGCCAATCCTCGCTGATCTTTTTATACTGCTGTCCGGACACCATCAAAACTCCCTTGGCATAGGACTCGCCGGATCCGAGGTAGTACAAGTTGGAGCCACAGATTGCAATGCTGTTCGGAGCTTGCAAGCCATTTGATGCGTTGGTAGTGTATGACTGTCTCTGCCAAGTCGAATCCTCGCCAGAACCTCTCTGCCAGATCTCGATAGTCTTGGAACCGAACAAGTAAAGGTTCGGGCCGATGGCGGCAATTGCCCTTACGTTGTCCGAAGAGCTCTCTGCATTGAAGAACTGCTGTACTCCGTACGAATCAAGGAACATCCAGTCAAACGCATCGACTTCCTCGGTCAATACCTTGTACGCATTGTTAGGGTCGTACACTGGCTCTGTCTTTCCGTCCACAGTCTGGGTCTGGAATACCTCACGCTTGTCATTGTTAAGCGGATACGGAATGCTGTAATACAGGAAGCCGCTTGTCCTATCATTGATAACCACTGATCCGCCCACGACAGCAACATGGCTGGGATTGATCTGGCCTCCTTCGCCATTTACTCGCTCAGGCAAGGAAATGCGGCGCAATTCTCCACCCTCGATAAGGTTGTATGCCCAGAGGTTTGAACCGTCGGCAACGAGCAAGTAAGGGTTGACGCCGCCAGTCTCAGAAAAGTTAACACGGCTTGAACCGCTTGCGACATTGCCTAGCCTCGTGGCTTCGCCATTCCAGTCTATACGAAAAAGGACATTGCCGAACACGACGAACAAGTTCTCTTGCTGGTTCTGTGTTGCAAGACCTACCGAGCTCACGTATGCGCCACGGCAACGTGCGGACTGCAGAATCTTCTGCATGAACTGTAACCCAGGTACTGAAGCTAGGTACTCGTTCTCGGTATTGATCTCACGGAACATGTTGCAAGACCATGCCGAACCCATGGTGGCCGGATGCTTGCCCTTGTTGGTGCCTGGGGCTACCAAGTAATTCGTTACGGTTGTCTTTGACATTACATACCTACGCCGTTAAGTCCGTTGAAATAAGGATCACGATAGTCGCCAACGATCTTGCTGGACTGGAGCATGCGCTGGGTAATGTTGTTACGCTTGATCAACGTTTTGGCCGTTTTCAAGTCACGGTCTAGGCCAGCCTTCTTCTCGTCCGAGAGCTCATAGAAATAGGCAAGGCGGTAGCACAGCCCAGCCATGAGCAGCTCATTGTATAAGTCGGACAAGTAGATAGTGTCATCGAGCTTGTACGTCGGGAGCTTGGAGTTGTACCAGACCCTGACAGAGTTACGTGGGTCGCCATCAAGGCGGAGAATACCTACGAGCCTATTGTTAGGCACGTGATCGTCCGGAGTTGTCTCGAACTCGGTATCGTATGTCCAAGACATGGCAATCGTATACGGATTCTTCTGAGACATCTGAATGGAGTTGCCATTGTTGAGGATGACGTAACGGTCGCCGATACGGCGAGCCACGGCCTCGATCTTGTCCGGAGGAACCATGTCAACGGTTGCGCTGTTTCCTACCTCGCCTTCGATGAGCTTGCGGAAATAGATGACCTTTGCACAAGGCACGTCCACCCATTGCTGGGACATGGCAAGGAATCCTTCATTGTTAAGCTGTGTTATGAGACGGTTCAGCTCGTTACAACCGACAACCGACATGTCGCCGTCCACGGCCTCGCCAAGGTTAACCATGTTGATGGATTCGTATGCTCGCTGGATTAATTCGTTTACGGCAATCATAAAACCTCTCTTTTCCATGCTGAAAGTAGGTCTGACAAAGAAAGGCCAGCCTCACGGCTGGCCTTCCTTAACCAGGAGATACCAATGGTCAATTACATTTCAACGTAAATAACCACACAGTTACGCGGCTCATAGATGGCTGCTGCATAGGCAGAGTCAAGACGGATGAGCTTGTTGAGGTTGGTACCATCGCCGAAGATGCGCATCTTCACAGACGAGCCACCCACGGTTGCCACCTGTTCTTCATCGCTGCCAGGCAGAGTGTCGAACTGGTAAGTATCATAGGCGAGAGCGTCCTTGGCACGGACTTCGCAGATCTGGTAGGTCGTGTTAGCCTTGAGGCCAGCCACGAGAGTCAAGGACTCAGTACCAGCGGCCACCCAAGCATTCGGATTGCCGTAAGCCTTGCCATCGATGGTGATGCGGAGCGGGTTGATGTAACCCACAGTGCCAGCAGCGTTCGTGGAGAGCACGATCACCTGAACCGGAACGTCAGTCTGGATACCGCTGGTGTCAACCATCTTCAGACCAGCAACAGTGAACATGTCGCCAGCGACAAGGTTGGTGCCAGAGATCTGGGTGATGGGTTCGAAGCCGAGCACGTTAGAGTCAGCATCTTCAACCGGAGTACCGAGGGAGATGGTACCAGTGTAAGCAGAGCCAGCAGTGGTGATCTGCGGAAGATCCGGAGACTCTACCCAGCCAGCAGTGGCATACTTACCGATGGAGTTTTCACCGTACAACTTCATGAACTGAGAGTCAGAGGTGATGAACTTGTTGGAAATTGCCTTGTCGGAAATTTCAGCTTCAACATCCGGATCGAGGAAGCCAACGAGTTCGGAGCTGAGAGCGAGCTTGCGGAGCTTTGCAGTGGCCTTTCCGAGCATGCTGTAGTCAGCACCGTCAAGGGCAGCAGAAGTCTTCGGAGCAACAACAGCACCCATGGCCTTGAAGATTTCGTGCTTCACGATCTTCTTTTCTTGGTCACGAGCAAGAGACGTAGCCCACGGGCCAGCGATCTGTTCCTGGAACGATTCGATGTCACCGAGGCGCTGCCACGGGCCGAGTTCGTTAGACACGTTGTCGTTGTCCAAGTAAACCTGGGTTTCGATTTCGGTAATATCAGACGGATCAGCAACGACACCGTTGACAACCTTCGGCTTGCCAGGGATATAAAGAGTGTAAGACTTGCCGAATTTCTTACCAGCAAATTCGGACTGGGACATCTTAGACACGCTGGCCTTCGTGAACACACGGGCGTCAGCAACGTTAGCGGCAACAAGCTTTACCTTCTTGTTGTTCGCAAAAGTATTAGTCGGGGTAGAAGTAGTACCGTAGACTGCCATAATTCTTTTCTTCCTTCGCCACGCCATTCATGAAAAAGCGTTAGGAATGCGTGACATGACCCGATATGGGTCGGTTTAACTTGTTTGGATTTGTCCTGTGCGTTCAGAACTGTGTCACGCATGTCTGGCTGAGCCGCCAGTTGGCGAAGTGGTGCAGATTAGCTATTTCCGGCCTCTTCGTTCTCAAAAGTAGGGAAACAAAAAAGACCACCTAGTAGGTGGCCTTTCTGAGGTATTCTGGACAACTTATCTGTGCCTACGGACGAAGTCGATAAGGCTTGCATCGTCATGGTACATGTCCGGAGCAGTCCTTGTAGAACCGCCAGCACCAGGTTTTCCAAGGCTCGGCATCTTCGGAGCAGGAGATGGAGATGGCTCAGCCACACGGCTTGCAAGTTCACGTGCAAGCTCATGACATTCGATTACCGCATCCATCGGGTTGGCCGCAAGGCGCATGACACGTACAAACGAATCCTTGTTCTGCAGCATTTCGTTAAGCACGGCAGGGCCATTAGGATTCGAGAAGATGTAGTCACGCACGGCTGGGGCTTCGTCAAGCACATCGGCCAAGCCATTGGCAACGCCCTTCTGGACACGACTCTCGAACTCGGCATAGCCCTCACCGAACGTCTGCTTGGCATTGGTGTTGAAATACTCAGCCACTTGCTTCTGCTGTTCTGCAGCTTCGGCTTCTGCCTTGGCTCTCTCATCGGCTTCGGCCTTGGCCTTGGCATTGTCCGCATCGATCTGAGCCATGCGCTTGTCAACGCCACGCTGGGTCAAGTAGTCGATGTATTCATCGTCCGACTCAAAGTCATCACGTTTCTTGACTGGTTCCTCGGCCTTCTTGGATTCAAGCTGTTTCTTCACGTCTTCAATCTGGCTCTGGAACTGCTTCTTGATTTCGTCAATGGAAGACTCGTACTTTGCCTTTTGCTTGGCCAACTGCTTCTGGAAGGCATGGCTCGCTTTTTCTTCCTTGGATAGCTTGGAAAGGTCTGGCTTGGGCTGTGGTTCAGCTGGCTGTTCCTTGGGCTGTTCCTCGGTAGGTTCTTCCTTCGGCTGTTCTTCATCCTTATCGGCTGGCTTGTCATCTTCCTTGGACGTGATAGGTTCACCAGGCTTAGACCACTCAGCCGGAGCTTCATGAGACCATTCCTCGGACTTGTTCTCCACTGGAGTTTCTTCTTGCTGCGGCTTTTCTTCGACAACAGCCTCAGCAGCGGCTGGTGTTTCGTTCTTGATTTCGTCCATTACTGATTCGGCAAAGCTCATGGCTCTCTCCTAGTTTTGTCATTTTCAATTTCGTATGCGGCTCCCATCTGGTTGCCGTAAAAGTCTGTCTCAATCACTGCGCCTTCAAGGTCAACGTCCTCATGCTGGCGTTTCAGTGCATTGGCTTTCATGATCTGGTCACGTATGGCACTGCGGCCACATTTCTTCAAGTAGACCAGCACTTCTTTCGGACGGCGTGACAAGTCTACCTTGTTCGAATAGTTGACCACGGCAAGCAATACCTCGCTCTGGAAATCCACGTCTTGACTGAACGTGCGCCATAGCTGGCCAGCTCGCACGGCTTCGGCAATAGCCCACTGGCTGATACTGTACAGCAGATGTCCTAGCATTTCATCGACTGCGGCATCGATAGTGTCAGCACGTTTTAGGATCAGTGCTTCCTTCAATGCGTCGGCGTAGTCGTTGCCTAGTTTGTTCTCTAACATCCCACACTCTCTCTTGGTCTTCCAAGTAAATTACTTCATTTGCAGTTTATCACATGCCTCTTGCGTGCGTGCGTAAAATTCGGCCTCGCTTACCTTGTCCTTGAAATAGTGCTCGTAGACCCAAGCCATGCCTTACCCCATCAGAGACTTGTTGCGGCGAATCCTCGCCATGTCCTTGACCTTGTTGGACTGCATCACCGGATCATCAAGCGTGTACTTGGTGAGACATGTCAAGGCAAGGGCATCAGCAATGTCCGTAGACATCTTCAAGACTTCTCGCAATTCCTCTTTCTTGCAGAGCAGTAGTCTGCCCTGGTTATTACGTAGCCAAGTAATGGCGCACATCTGTCTCTTGATTTCCGGAGACAAGTCGAAGCCGTCCACGCACAGTCCATGCTTGACTTGCCAAGCAAGGTTCATATACATCTCACAGCGCACATTGGCAAACTTGTCCTTGTTCATCTCGGTGGCGGCACGTGCAAAGTTGACTTGCTCACAAGGCAGTTCGTATTTCAAGATGTTAAACTCGTAGTCCGAAAATGCTGCGTCCATGTTGAGCTTGTCTATCTTGAGCCGCTTATTGCTTTCACGTATGC